GTGTTCATTAATTAGTTTTTCTGACATTTCTGGTTATGATATCGCATGTGTCTTAGAAGAAGTCTATCGCATTCGTGTGAAACTTCTTGAGGACTATCCTGATGCAACTCCTGAAATGGAGAGATTCCTAGAAGATTTATTAGCCCATACTTTATTTTATACTATGAATCCTGTCCGTTTACACCCTAATGGTCAAATTTTCCAATTTGACAAAAGCAATTCCTCTGGACAGAATAATACTGCTCCTGATAATAGCATCCTTCATGTAATCATTCAATTTTATTTATTTATATCTTTATGGTTAGAAATGTTTGGTAGTTATCCTACCTACGAAGAGATCAACAATCATGTAGTTTGTTCTGTATATTCAGACGATAAAGCTGTTGGATACATCTATCCTTTTGTTCCTACTGCTGACAGACTTAAAGTTCTCGAGAGAGAAGTTTATTCTAAGTTCGGTATGACTGTAAAGGAATCTGCCTCCCGAATTATCACACATATCCCTGGGACTTTGTTCCAAGATGGAGAGTTTGAATTTCTTGGAAGTTATAATAAATACATAGAAAAAGATGATATATATTGGCCATTACCTCGTGAGAGAAAATTAGCTACATCAGCAACGAAAGTTCTTGTTTGTACAAAGTCGGAACTCTCCCCCCAAAATCATTACCTGAAACTCGCACAACTCGAAACACAACTCATGAATACCCAACTACATGAACCTATGAAAATATATCGAGAGTGGTTTCAAAATAAATATTCTTCCCTCAACTTAGAAGACTCCCTCGATCAGATTGAGGGTTTTCACAACTTAGATTCACTTTCTGAGCGCGGAATATACAAATTAGTCACTGGACGTGAGTCATCATCTCCATACTCTGCACATAAATTTTCTTTACAAAGGAACCCTGATTTATTTTATTTTTTATATAATCAGGCCCGGTGGAAGGTTGGTTTTAAAGAAATTATGTCGCAAAAAGCCGTCAATGCCGAAAAATCACTATCAAAAACTTGTGCTGCTATCGGAATTAGCGAAAAAGGAAAACAATGGTTAGACATTTGTTTGGATCCATTTAAAGATTTGAACATGCCTACAGCTGGTTTCCCCGATGAAATGGTCTTACAATCTGTAATTCAAACTATTCACGAATCCGTTACCGTATCTCGACCTGTCTCTGTTGCAGATGATCAGACCTGGGATTGTAACATTTTCATTGATCAACTTTATCGCGATGCTAATCTTCAAATCACTACAGTTTACCCCCCTAATTGTTTCTTAAAAGACACCCAACCTGGTTCTACTTCTTCATCTCGAGGAGGAGTACAAATTAGATCTGCTGTGTCTGGTCAGGACCTTTCCTACACTAAACACACTGGAAATATATCTTTTAAAGAAGATGTATTACCAGATGCTGATAATAGAATGGTAGGAATTGGATTAGAAATTCATAACATTACTGAACCTCTTAAAAAGAGTGGTGCTTTAATCACCTACCGAATTCCTGAAACCCCTGAAACAATGGGCATTGCAAATTTAATGAAAGATGCTGGAACTACTGCATGTATTCCCACCTCATATCCTATGGTCCTCTTAGTTGATCCTCCTATTAATGCTTCTGAAGCGATTGATATGCCTGGATCCTTACAATGGGAGGCTAAAGATGGTGCGTATATTCAAGGTGTTCTCACTACCCCCGTCAATCTCGCTAAAGAAATGGAACCTATATGGCCTGTTTCTTTTGAAGGTGGTGTCACTAATTGTGGCACGATTCAAGAAGTTGGTGCAGCAAAACTCATGAAGGCGCTTGATACTGAATCAAATATGGTTTTACCATTCTCTCTTTCCGGTGTGTTTATGACTGGATTATCTCCTGAAACTAAATTAACAGTAAATCTTACTTATTACATGGAGACTTTCCCTAGTAAAAACAATGCCCTTAGAAGATTATCTTCCCCCTCTCCTGCCAGCGATCCCAAAGCTCTTGAACTATACGGAAAAATCATTTCTCTCCTCCCTACCGGAGTTGAAGTTAGTGAAAATTTTCTTGGAGGTTTCATTTCTGGAATCGCATCCATAGCTAGAGGAGTCGTTTCACACGCTCCTCAAATTATGCGAGGTTTAGGGATCGGAATGAATCTTGTTCAAAATGGAATGAATATGTTTGGTGGAGCCCCTTATGTTCCGCTTGATGAAGGCCTACTGAATCCTATCTCCGGACCATCTCATACTTCAACTCGAAATAATCAATTAGCCCCTGTCGTAAGACAAGCTATCGCAAAAGAAGTTAAGAAAGATGTTGCCCGAGTCAACAGTGGCGCAATAGTACCGTATCGCCCCCAACGAGAAATTGTTGTTGTTCGCTCTAATTCTAGAAACACCTCAAATGTGATTAAGAATAATGGCGTTAAATTAACAAGAACGAAAATAGCAAAAAAGAAACAAAATGAAGCTATTCGTAACTCCTTGGCTGGCCATGCCGCTAACCGATGGGTTAGCAACAAACATTAGTTCTCAAACAAAAATAAGGGAAGGTGGTCGGATTTAAATAACAATGCGTGGCATACTTTTGTGTTCTTGTGAAGTTTTTCGATTCAGTATATTCAATGAATTACCCGTTCATGAATTATTTGAAAAGATTAACACTCACAAACAAACTTGTAAGTCACCTGACTTCTTTTACGTAATGTGCATGTCATGTTACGATCGTAAAGTAGTCCCCTCTAACCAGTTAGTTAGTGGTATAGTTACCATTTTCAATGGTCAACACAATCACTATGCTCATAACAATACTTTATATCCTCGAAGCGAAAGATTTCATCCCCTTTTAAGGGCAGATATTTCTCAGCAGCTTCTTTTGGAGAATACCACTCCTGGGGAAAAAGTAGTTAAAGGCGAAATTCTTAGTCCCATCTTTATGTTAACTCATATATGCGATTATATTGTTAAAGTTAGATCAGACCCCAGTCATACAGACTGCCCTCTTTTTAGAAATAGACAAATACCAGAACCATTTAAAGAACGTATCTCACAATTAATGTGAACTTTACATAACAGGATTTACAATCCGTG